CGCCACCTTTGTCCCAGACTCCTTTTGAACCCCTAGCTTTCGTTACGATTGCTATGTGATCCAGCAGAAATGGCACACCCTCTATCAAGAGTGGCTCGCCATTCTCAGTAGTAAGTGTAATGTTTCCAGCAGTATTGTCAAACACGACTGCTGGGGAAGTCGAAATCTCGCCTTCGCAAATCTCAGTTATTGCATCTTGATCGTAAATTTTTGCAATGCCCCATACTTCATCGCCTTGGATGTAAGGGAGCATGATTGAACCAATTGCACGATTTTTAAATTCTTCGGTTGTAAGTACTTGAGTTTCAGGATGATCCATAATGACGGCTAAACCATTGCAACGCTCTAAGAATTGTTCATTTAGATAAAGTGATGGATCACGCCATACATTCTCTTGAATACTTGATCTATAAGCCAATCCAGTACCAGTAATACGGATAGCAAACAAGCCAATGTTGGCATACATCTGCGGACTAGCCAAAATGCCTTGGCTCATTAACTTAGCCACATCGGTTTCAGTTTTAGCCAAAGCTACCTTAAAGGCAGTTTCAATTCCGGGATGTAATGGCAATGGTGGAATTGTTGGATTGCACCAATCAGAACCAGTAGATTCGTAATTCAGAGTTACAGGCTCTTTTGCAAAATCTCTAGCCACATAGTAGCGGAACTGTCCATCATCAAAAAGAACCTCTAAATCGCCTTTGTAGTCAATTCCAGTTTCTTCAAGGGTTTCTCTACGGGCTGTTTCTTCAAGGCTCTCATCGCCCTTTTGATGCCCACCGGGAACACACCAAGTACTAGGGTAATCCCCACCACCTGCGCCCCTGCGGATCATGAGAACTTCTTCATCAGAAGTAATAAACATAATCCCTGCGGCTCTGCCTTGTGCGCCAGCATCGTTAGCTTCAGGCTTTACATCTACAGGCGGAGTAGGAATTAAATCAATGTTTTCGGCATCTTCTTTACAATCATTTTCAGGAACTTTACAATCATCGCCGCTTAACTTTACAATCGCTTCATCTTTTTTCATGCCAGCAATATGTTGAGCAATTTGACGGAGCTTATCGCCCATATCCCTGATTTGAAGCTTTTTGAGGTCATTGCTTAAAGTGCCAGTACGAACAGTTATGTTATCTGTAGTAGATAAAACTGTTGGCTCATCAGGGATTTCGTCACCCTTGATCTGTTTAGCCAGCATTTCATTTAGTAACAGTTCATTAAGCCATTCGAGGTTTTCTTCTTCCCCATCATCTTTATGCTTAACAAACTTTTCGCCTACTGATTTCGGAATACCAATATTAGAATGACCTGATGCCGCCGCATACATGGCTTTTCTTTGTTGCTCCGATTTGAATGGCATAAGCAAATACCCTAAGTATTTTTTGGTGATTGTAACGCCATTAAACCCTTTTTGGTTAATAAATCTTTAACCTGACGCAAGTGATACAAATACACATAATTACACCTACAGAATACTTCCTCACCGGGAGAAGTAATATCGTCAGTATATCCATTTATTGGCGATATGTAACCTTCTTTGACAGCCCAAGATTCACGAACAGCATAGATTTTGCTATCACGCTCTTTATGATCTTTTCGGTAGTCGTAATTCATTTGCTTCCAATGGCTATGCCATCTTGCGGCAATTGCTCCATTATCTATGGCAACAATCTCATTGATATTGGCGATTAGCTTATGAGTTTGGTCAATAATCACTCGCCTTTGTTTAAAGCCTATATCACTCATGCCTTTTTTAATGGCGGATTTCTCTTTAGGTTTTAATTTAATCTTTGTTCCGCCTGACGGAATAGAAGTAGCCCATCCCTCAAACCTACGCAGTACCATGTGAATAGACTGTTCTCGGTCATCTTTAATCAGATTGGCAGAAGCAATAATCCTTCTATCTAATTCGGCTCTAAGCTTTCCTGACAGTTTGGTAATGTCGTACTTGCTGACATCTTTGCTCACCAATCCATTTTTGGTAACAAGCCTTTCAAAAACACCACGCAAAGCCTTCTCCATCCTATGTTGCATCTCTCGCTCGCTCATGAGATGAGCTTGTGCTGACATTCGGATTTGCAAAAGCCAATGGTCTAGGCGTTTTACATCATCAAACCCATGCTTGAGAAAGTCCGCAATTGCAGAATTGATGACTTCAAAAAAGGTCATGATGCGTTTGGTTTAGGTATCTTTTCTTCTTCGGGTTGTGCTATTGGTGGCTCATAAGCGGCAATTTCTTCATAATCTAGCTCCAGATCAGAAACAAAAGCATCAGGCATCTCATTGAGGTTATCCGCCATCCATTCAATTATTTTGGCTTTAGAAGCTTGATCTACGCTAGGCATAATAGTTCTAGCAATCTCAGTTAAGCCTTTTAAGCGCACATCATTGGCAGTAGCTTTCTCAGAATCAGGTTCGTCAAGAAGTGTTTCCCATTCAGGCTTAAATTCATCTTTCCACATATAAAACGCTTCTTCGTAAGTCTTGTCTTTATACAACTCAGGGTAAGCATTTTGTACGGCTTCATAAAACTGTGGATTCCAAGCCCTGTGCATGACGATATTGTCAAAGAATTCAAACAGGCTACGCATATCTTCCCTGATTCCGTCAATGTATTGCATGATGGCTTTAGCATCTTCGCTACCTTCGCCAAAGCCATTAGTCAGGGCTTCGTCTTTGAGTAGCATAGCTGGAACATCAGAAGCGGCGGCAATATTGGCAATAATGTTATCTCTAGCCGTTGTCATCGCAGTTGCGGTGTTATTCATGTCAATTGCGGCAATTTCTTCTTCTACATCAATAGAAAGCACATTATTGGTCGAGCCTTGTTGCAATGCAGTACGCTTGATACCTGCGGCAATCTGCATAGCTCTATTCACAATGCTGTTCGATTGCTTCATTTTGGCAATCAATAATCCAGCTTTCACAGTCACCATGTCATCGGTAATCATGGATTGAACATAGGATTTCATTGGGTATAAAGCTCGCTGGAATACAGAACGACCAGTAAAGCCAAATGCGGAAGATTGGAATCTTAGATAAATTGGGGTGTTATTGAATACGACACAGCTACGGCTTGGGTGATAAGGCTGTCCAGCCGCAGTAATAGTAGGCTTGGGCTTTTGGAAGTCGGGGGCATTAGGGTTCTGATTAGTAACAATAGAGCCAGACAAGTTCAACGGATCAAGCTGATTGAAGTACAGATTTAAGTCGGGCAGTTTCCAAGGATCAATAGGATCAGTAGTAGGAATCCCCTCTGCTCCGTAGACAATCGCTCCTGCGCCATATACACGAGTGATATACATGACATCACGAATATGATTTGTAGCACCTAAACTATCCCACTCTTTCTGAAACGCTTTAATCAACATATCCTTGGGGTGAATGTCGATGTTAATAACCCTAGGCTTACTTAACGCTAACCTCACGGGTTTCTCAATCATTTTGCCACCTAGCGGATGGAATTCCCAAAGTGTTTTACATAACTCATAGCCAACATTAGTACCCGGCTCTAAATTAGAGGATAGGATATTGGTTAATGATGCCGAAACAGTCGAACTGTTAATGCTTATATCTGCCATGCTTTAATATCCTTCTCTGTTTCCGCAGGTAATTGCTAGACCATAGACCATGCAATCGAGTAAGTCATCAGCCCTTGAGCCAGCATCCTTGTCGCCAATCCTAAAGGTAGTGACTTGGGAAAGCAAATGATTTCTCGATGTTCCCTTGAAGTTTACCAATTTGTCATAAGCATAACGAGAAATTTTTAACATTCCCTGTTCAAAGTAAGACGATACGCTGATTGCTCTTTCATCCTTACCTGCGCTGGTTAATCGAGAATCAATCTTATTGGTGTTCCAACCCTTGTTTCCGCCTTGTTGCAACAAGATTGAGCCAGTACTCGCATCTTCAATCCAAATACCCATTGGCTCATATCTTCCGCCACATTGCTTATGGTATTGCTCAACTAGCTCCATCTGCGAGGGCATCCAGCTTTCCAGCAATGCTCCGTCAACTTGAATCACATCATAGTCTAGCAATGTCAGCTTATAGCCTTCTTCGGCAAACTCATCATAGGAAAAATAGATAATCGCAGTCCCATCATGTTCCTGCCCACCTTTAATGGCGGTATCCATGACAGCAAACACATAATCGCAACGCTTTGGGTAGTCCACAGGCTGACCATCCACGAGCAGTTTATCTATGCTAAAGAAAGCTTCTCCGCCCCAATCAATGAATTCAGCCAAGTACTCTTGCTTATAGACGAGGGGATGACTTACCAATCTGAGCTTTTCTAATTCCTCGGCTGGTAAGTAAGGATTGATAGCACTAGGGGCGTGAAAGTCTACAAACTCATGCTCTCTCTCATTGCATATACGCCAAAAGAAATTCTCAGTATCAATGCCGTTTGGAGTACTACCAGCCCAGCACTCGCCAGTATAGTCAAGCAATGTAGGCTTTATGGCGGTATCCCATATCTTCATCATATTGCCATTCTTAGCAAATGCCACCTCGTCAAGCATCACTACATGGTATTTCCTAGAGCGACCAGCCCGTTCATTCTCTAATGACCAGAAGTCTATGCGCCCACCAGTATTGGCTCTGATGACACCTTGCATACGAGAAGCTGATTTGATAATAGGATTTATCATCTCTTGAATCTCGGAATAAGCTTCAGATAACAGTTTATAGCTCGGTGCGAACCATCCTACATTCTTACCTTCTGCTACCTTACGGCAAGCAATAGCTTGCATCATTGCGGTCTTACCCATCCGCCTACCTGCTCTTAGGGCGGTGAATCTTCCTCTAGCTTTCCATGCTTCGTCTTGCCCAGTATGGAATGTTGGTAAGTCTATTCTGTATTTCATCAATAATCTGTTGGTGGTCCGCCATTGATAATCAATTCTATCTTGCCACCATTAGCGGCAATCTCATCCATAGTGCTTGCTTCTTTCCATCCCGCCTGACATTTAAGGTAGAACAGGATGCAAGTAGTATCCATTGCGCCTACCTTTGCCATGAGCTTATTCGTTACATAGCTTATGCCTAATGACTTTCCCTTTTTTATAGCTTCGTTTAATTGGTCGAACTCTTTCTTCTTTGCCATCAGAGTAGCAATATGGATGCCAAGGCAATCAGCTATCTGCGTTTGTGTCATTCCTTGTGATGCCAATTTGGTAACCTTCTCCAATTCTTCATCACTCGGTATCCAAGGCTTTCTACCAGCCCCATTGGGATTGGTATCATCATCCGTAACAGTTTCTACAGTTTCATCGGTAAACTGTTGATTTGATTCAGTATTTTCCATAAGTATTACCCCTAGGGTTACATTTTAATGCCATAATGTTACCATCTTAGAACCATTATCATTATTTAGCAAATTGAGGTCTTTATGATTTATACGATTGGTTATCAATTCCTATCTCCTGAGAGATTGCAAGAGATTGCGTCTAGTCTTAATGCAGTTGTCATAGATGTACGCTCATCTCCTAGTGGAAGGGTTAAGCGTGGATTCTCTCGCTCTGATCTTCAATCCCTTTTAGGTAGCCAGTATGAATGGCTAGGAAATCTATTAGGTGGTCGTTCAATGATTGCAAAGGCTGGTCTAGCCTACCTAGATAGATTTGATAATGTTTCGACTAATTGCATCCTGATGTGCCAAGAACATGATCCGTCTGATTGTCATAGGCATCATGACATTTGTGCGCCATATTTTAGAAAAGCTTTGCATATATTTGATGATGAACTCTATTCTGTACTATCGCTTGAATCTGATGATCCATCCTCTTGTGGCTCTTTATAGTTCTTGAGTTTCTCTGCCCATTCGTGGGCTGATTGATACCTGTTATCAGGAAGGTCATGCTTAATCAAGAATTCGTTCATTTCATCTGCACTTGAGAAAACAATGACTGCGTAGAATTCTTCGCTATTCTTGTCTTTGTTCGCACCTGTGATGTTTCTGTATTGGTCTTGAATGTCCCTTAATTGATCTCCGAGGTTTTTTAAATCTTCACCCCTGTCTTTAAAGGAAGCTTCTCCGAACATTTTGTAAATGTCTGCGGCATCAAAGCCTGTGCCTTCAATCTCTATTGTCTTATCGTCAAACATTGCTCCTAGTGCGCCTATGTCCCAATCACCCATTGATGCGGTGTTGTTTAGTAGGATGTTTAACTCTTTCTCTTTTGCATCTGTAACATCAATCTGCGCTACATTGAGTTTATATTCCTTCTTACCCATGATGGAATCCATGATGGATATACGCTGATGACCACCTACAAGGTAGCCAGTACGCTTATTCCAAGTCAATGGCGCAACTAATCCGTGCTTTTTTAATCCAGCTTTGAGCTTGCGCTTGGCTGAATCAGATAGTACTCGTGGATTGTATGGGGCATTTTTAAGCTGGGAGCGATCAATCTCCACCAACTCATAAGATTCTAGCCCGGCATCATGCAGACTGTTATGTTCCATAAAATGTTCTTCTCCAAACTACTGCTTCAGCATAAGGGAAATACTCGCAGACTTTTTTAAAGTCGTTAGGATGATTATCATATATCCAAAGTAGCTCGGCTGGTATTAGGGAAACCCCGCTTGCATTTAGTCCGCTTCCGTCAGGCATTGGAATATTTCTTGCTCTCAGGTAACCTAAAACATCATGCTTATTCCAATCTTTAATCGGATAAACCATATCTGTCCAAGTTCTAGTGGCGTGGAAGTATCTTCTGCGCCATGAGCTATCAGAAGCCTTTGCACCTGTTACTACCAAATCAACCCCTAAAGCGTGTTTAGCAAGGTTGTAAATATCTCTGAGCTTCACATCGGGTAAAAGGTTTTCGTAGTCCCTAGGATCGCAATAGATACCTCTACGGAGAGAATCAGTCAATCCCTCATGGGGTAACTGATGAATTGTGATGCCGTAACGCTTTTCTGCAACTCGCAACTTTTCATTGATGAACTCAAGGTCGGGAATGTAATACATATAGAACGCTTCAACACGCTCAAATGTGCGGATACAAAGGTCAATGATGACCCTTGAATCCTTCCCATCACTATAAGCTACCGCAACAGCTTTTTTTTCTTTTGCGGTTTCTTCTAGTAGTCGGACAGTATCGTCAATTTTACCCACGAACAAGCATCACTATTGTTCTAAGGTCAATTAACCGCCTGAACGAGTTACAGGTTTTTTGAGTTTACCTGCTGGTTTGCGGTTAGCAACTTTTTTAGCCGCAGGTTTTTTTGCGGATACTTTTTTAGCCGCAGGTTTTTTTGCGGATACTTTTTTCTTAGCGACAGCCATAGGATTTCTCCAAATAAATTTGTTTTAGAAGTACTTCTGTTGCGAGTGTATTTCAATAAAAAATAAAGTGCAACATTTCGTTGAAAAATTAACAGTTTTTATTTAACAGTCGATAACAGTTTTAATGTTATCTCTCTATATATGTAATATATAGAGAGATAAAACTTTTTCGATACCACAAATCAGAAAAAATGTAGAGGGTAAAAATGCCGTTGATTTTGGGGCATTTCTTCCCCCCTGCTGGTATTGCCCTGCAAACCCCCAAAAAAGCCCCCAAAAGCCCTAAAAAGCCCCCCAAAATGCCTATTTTTTAGGCAAAAACCCCTTTCTAGCTGGTATTTTGGGCTATAAGTACTTGATTTTAAAGGGAAAAAATATATTTCAATACTTAGGGTTTCCCCTATGCTTCATTACCTATTAAGTAGTACAATACTTAAAAGGTAGCAAAAAAAGATTTCCTGACCGATCTTAATAAGGTGTCAGGTTCTAGAGAGTAGCGATACAAGACTAGACAAGAGCCAAAGCGGAGTTGAAAGTTGAACTAAGTTCGATAGATACATTTTGCTGATAGGCGAGGGGGATTGTAAATCTGAATCGCAAAGCGGATGGTAGTGAATGGAGAACATGACGGAAAGCAAAATTTTGGACAAGCTACGCAGTAGGTAGCTTTTAAGGTTTATTTAAATGAATCTTAAAAGGTATCTACCGATACCACTTTTATAAATCATCCATAAGGAATTTAATCATGTCTACACTATCTATCACAATTAACGATTTAGATAAATCCGCTTTAATCCTGTTAGCCAAGAGATTAGATTTGGCGATAGGCGATTATGCAAGAAAGCCTAAGAAAGTAATTTTTGAATCAATCAACGAACACTATTACCCTGAGATCATCCAAGGTGCGATTGATGCTTTAGTAGATGAAGGCGAGTTTTCAGTAGAAGATGACGATACTACTACTGTTGCTGAAGTAAAACAGACCCAAGCAAAAATGTCCGATGACTTGGCTGGTGCAATGGCTCTCTTAGAATTGCTTAAAGGTAGCAAGGGTGGCATTGATGAAGATGCGGTACGCAAACTAATCAAGAAAGAGTTAGCCGATGTTGCTCCAAGAGAGTTAATCATTACCCGCCCTGATTTGACCCAGTACAAAACAAGCGGTTATGTTCGCCCTGAGTTTGAAACAGTATTGCGTAAGGCTTCATGCAATGTCAACATCATGTTGATTGGTCCGGCTGGTTGTGGCAAAACTCATTTAGCACATCAAGTAGCTGAAGCGATGGGTAAGAAGTTTGCTTCTGTATCTTGTACGGCTGGAATGTCTGAATCTGCATTACAGGGCTGGTTATTGCCTAGTGATACAGGAGCTTTTGAATATGTTCCGTCTGACTTTGTAACCATGTATGAGAATGGCGGTGTCTTTCTGTTTGATGAGATTGATGCGGCTGATCCTAATACATTGCTATTTGTAAACCAAGCGTTGTCAAATGGTGGTTTTAATTTGCCCCAGCGTAAAGGCGCTTCTTATGTAAAGCGTCATGACGAATTTGTTTGCATAGGTGCGGCAAATACTTATGGTACTGGTTCTAATATGGTTTATTCAGGTCGTGAGCGTTTGGATGAATCTACTTTAGATCGTTTTCGTGCTGGCATGATTAAGCTTGATTACGATAACAAGTTTGAAGCACAAGCAGTCGATGGCGAAGTTTATAACTGGGCAATCGGTGTACGCAACAAAATTATCGCTTCTCGTTTGAATCGTGTAATGTCTACTCGCTTTATGTTAGATGCTACAAAATTAAAACAGGCTGGCGAATCGTTGGCTGAAATCAAGGATACATACTTTATCGGTTGGAAAGATGAAGAAAAATCCAAGGTGTCCGCTTAATAATCATTGTAAGGGAGTTAATCATGTTAAGAATTGCCGACAGTAGAAATACAGTAATTTTGTATGATTCAATTTTTGAACCAGCAAAAGTTACCGAGTTTGAAATTTCTAAGAACAAAGAAATTTACGATGAGGTTACAAATCGTTATCACTATTCAGGTAATGATGCAAAAAAATGGTTCGGTGCTGATTCACAAGCTCAGTATGAAGATCGTTTGATTCATGGCTGGGGTGCTGGTGTTGACAAGTTGCGTGAGATTGCTACTAAAGAAATCCAGCCAACAAGTTTACGCAAGAAGCGTATTCGCTCAGATCAAGGCGATGAATTAGATATTCACGCAGTTTATCGTGGTGATCTAGCTAGAGCTTGGAGCAAGTCAAAGCGTCAGCATAAATTAGGTGGTATGCGTTCCATTGCTTTGGTTTGCAATTTATCGTGCCATGCTGGTGAAGATGCCAAGAACTTGTTCTTTCGTGGTGCTTCAGTTTTGAAATTGACTGAAGCGTTGTCTGAAGCTGGTTATAGTGTTGCGATTTATGCGGCAACTGGTTCAAGTGGTGTTGGTACTTCAGATTTTAATTTTGTTCAAGTCGTTGAGATTAAATCTGAAGATCATGCGTTAGATGTTTCTTCTCTTGCAAGTTTAATAGCAATGCCAGCTTACAAGCGTGTCAAGCTTCATGGCGCAATGCTGGAAGAATGTGAAAGAAGGAATGTCGCTGGTCATAGTGGTTTGGGTACTAATGCTTCAAGCTTGATCGCTGATCAAATCAAGAAGTTACCAATTAGCGAGAACGCATTTGTCCAGCCCGAAGTAAATAGCAAAGAATCAGCAGAGCGTTGGATTGATTCAGTCATGGCTCAGATTGAGCCACAACAATTTGAAGGAGCGTAATCATGAGTAAGAAAGAAAATTTATTAACTAACATTCAATCCGAAAGTGATTATCACGATAGCGTTGAATATGTTCTTATTGCAGTAAAGCGTGGCACTAATGAAGTATGGCACTCGCACCAAGGCAATCCAATGCACTTACTTCAAATGTTAGAAACAAGTGCGGAGAGTTTAAAAAAGCAAGCCATGAAAGGTATGCTCTCACAAATCAGAAAATTGATTAGCGAGGTTGAAGAAGAAGAAGAAAAGCTTGAAGCTGACGATCCAATAAAAATGGATATGGCAAAAGCCGAATTAGAAACATTATTAAAAAACATTACTAAACATTGAAAGCGAGTTAATTATGAGATGCCCTAGTCAAGAATGGGATGAATATTCCCGTCAAGAAGATAAGTTCCAAGCAATGGAAGAAGCGTGGGGTGAAAAATGCCCTGATTATCATGCTGATTGTATTGCTTGCAAAGCGTGGAAACATTTTGAAGAAACTGGAGAAATATTATGAAAGCATTTTTAATTAACTCAGAAACAAAAACAATCGAGCAAATAGATTACTCAGGTAATTACAAAGATATTTATAAACTTTGTGATTTTGAAATCTTTACAGTCGTAACTCTTACTGGCAAAAATGATTCTGTTTTTGTAGATGACGAGGGATTGTTTAAAGAAAAGCAAACATTCTTTTATGTTACTCACGAGGATGGCAATCTTAGCAATTATGTAATGCTTGCTGGTAATGGTCTAGTCCTAGGTTGTAACGATGATGGTGATTCAGTTGAGCCAATCATGACCCTTGATGAATTGCGTAGTCGTATTCATTGGGCTAATCCAATGGAAGCTGAAGCAGAGCGTGAACGCTTATTAACTGAGTACCCAAAAGTAATTGGTTTTGATACCCCCGAAGAAATGCTGGCATATATGAAGAAAGAAGGAATGTAATCATGCGTAATATATTTTTAGATAAAGCACCGACACCATTTTGGATTGAAGTGCTATGCGTATTGTTTTTTGGTATTTTGTTTGGTTGTATGTTTGCGTTATCCATTTAATCATTGAAAGGAATTTAATCATGCCTAAGTACGATGTTTTTATTCATAGCGAACAAACTTATGTTTATCAAGTTGAAGCCGATAACCCTGAGCTTGCTCATGAAGTGGCTGGTGAATTACATTCACAAGCGTGTGATCCTTGGGAACATTCAATAGACTTTGAAGAAACATTTCAAACAATGTTATCCGAGGTGCAATTATGAGTAAACAACAAAAATATGTAGCGTATGTTTACTGGTGCGCTAAACAGGGAATTCAAGCATTAAGTTTTAATGCGTGGTTATCAGTTGCAAAAGCTGGTCGTTTAATTTAATCATTGAAAGGTAATAAATCATGGAAAAGTATTTTGCGTATCTTGAAGATTTGCGTGATTCGGGTGAAACCAATATGTGGGGTGCTGGTGCTTATCTCGAAGAAGAATTTTCATTAACTCATAGGGAAGCGAAAGATATTCTTTTGGCTTGGATTCATTCTTTTAATAAGGTGCAATCATGAACAAAATAGAATTGTGCAAAGCGATCATACTTTTAATTGATCCATTAACTACCCCCGATCCTGAAGAATTTTCAGATGGGCAAATACTTGATCTAATTTATGACTTAGTAAAAAGTCAGGTCGGAGAAATATTATGAAATGTAAACATTACAACGAACCCGAAACTTGGTGGGAATATGATGCGCAAAATATTCCACTTGCAAAAGTTTGCCCCAAGTGCGTACATGAAGTATTGGCTAAATACCGCCCTGAGATTTTGACAGGGTACGATCAATCCGATGTTGATGAGCCAATTGAAGGGGATGACTTATGACCTTGCATAAAATTAGTTTTAAAGAACGCTCCGATGACAAAAATTTAGTGTGGATGGAATTGGAATTACCACCTAGAGAAACTCCAGCGTGGGGGCATCTCAGAGCATCTAAGTTATCTATTACTCTCAAACAATTAGGAATAGATTTTGGAACTTACGATGCAGTTTGGTTTGACGAGAAAAAATGGATGTATTGTTTTACTCGTAGTAGTGCTGGCTCATTTGTTTATGCAAATGATAATGGCGAATGGTACGACTTAAACTTTTTTAAACATTGAAAGGAAATAATCATGGGCTTAGATATGTATTTATCCGCCAAGCGTTACTTGTCATCTTGGGATGAAGCAGATAAAAAAACTTCCAAGAATATTCAAGCGATGCCTATTGGCAATCAAGGAATGAGAGTAAAAGAAATTTCTTGCGAAGCTATGTATTGGCGCAAATCAAATGCAATTCATAGATGGTTCGTAGATCATTGCCAAGAAGGTCAGGATGATTGTCGTGAGTATTATGTAAGCATTGAAGATTTGGAACACTTGCTTGCTGATTGCGAAACCATTCTTTCAGATCAGAAAAAAGCCCCCGATGTTTTGCCTACTTGTGCTGGGTTCTTTTTTGGCTCTACTGATTTTGACGAGTGGTTTTGGCAAGATATAGAGCGTACTGTTTCTGAGTTGCAAAATATTCTCGGTAACCCTGATTTAATGAAGTGGGAATTTTATTACCGATCAAGCTGGTGATATTAGGGTTTTCCCTAGTATTTCCCTAGGGCATAGCTACCAGTAACCCCCATTTAAAACCCCCCATTTTAGGGATGATTTAAGGGGTTTTTAGGCTGTTTTTGGGGCTGGTGGCTATGTTATCCCTAGGGTATTAGAAAAGGGCTTAAAAGGGGCTTAAAATGCCCCCAAATTGATACCCCAATTAGGGTTTTTTGCCAATTCTAGGCAATATACGGGCTTTCTAGGAGCTTTCTGCCCCTAGGTAATGCCTACTTATGATAAACCCTTAAAACCCCCCAAAAGCCTTATAAATGACTTTACCGATGGTAAATTTTTAGTATCATGCAGGTAATTACCTTTCGGAGCATACAAAATGAATTTAATGGAATACTGGCAAGAAAATGGCAAAACCAAAGCCGAAGAAATGTGCAAAGAAGTAGGAACGAGCTACGAATACTTCAAACATATCTGCAATAAAAGAAAACGACCCAGCGTTGATCTTGCAAGAAAAATGGTTTCTTTTTCCGATGGAGCTTTGAGTTTTGAAGAACTCTTGTTTCCGCTAGACGAGAAAAAAAAGTAATATTTTAAAACCCCCCGAAATATTTTGGGGGCAATCTAAGCGGATGCTTTTATAAACTTTGGAGAAAGAAAATTATGCTTGAATTTCCATCACACGATGGGGTAGAAATCTATGCTGGGCAAACAGGTTTAATTTGTTTTAAATCGGCTGGCGAACTACAAGATTCAGAACCTCAAATAGTTGGACTTACCATTGGGCAATTCCGAGCAGTTATTAAAAATGCTCAGGAACTCATAGATCAAGCCGAATGGAATAAAAACAATCCAGTAGCAGGAGATGGCGATGAAGCTAATTCCTAAAAACTGGAAGTCATTTCAGCATTACAAAGATCGTCAGCCACCTTGGGTTAAGTTGCATAAATCATTATTGGATGACCGAGATTTCTCTCGTTTGCCTATTGCTAGCAAGGCGCTAGCACCGATGTTATGGTTGCTAGCAAGCGAATCAATTGATGGCACTTTTGATGGTAGCGTTGAAGAACTAGCTTTTCGGTTGCGTTGGAATGAAAAAGACATTTCTGCTGGACTCAAGCCGTTGATAGATAAAGGATTATTTATTGTTGATAGCACGATGCTAGCAGACTGCTTGCGTGTTGCTGTACCAGAGACAGAGACAGAGACAGAGACAGAGACAGAGACAGAGACAGAGACAGAGACAGAGACAGAGAAGAATATGCGTGTTATTGGATTTGATGACTTTTGGAATCTTTACGATAAAAAAGTTGGCAAACCAAATGCTCAAAAAGAATGGGCTAAAGCAAAAATTGACGGGAATTTGTTGAAAACAGTCCTAGAGCAAGCAAAAAAGTATGCGGTGGCTACAGACAAGCAATTTAGGAAAGACCCTGAGAGATGGATTAAATATCGGGGATGGGAAGATGAAATCATTGTTGTAGAGCCTACCAAAGCCAAGGAAATGCCCCTAGGGAGCGATAAACAGATTGAGGAAGCCTACAGGACTGAATGTGGCGGTGACCCAGCCAAGGCTCGTTTTAACAGTTATTTCGACATGAAGAAATTCATTCTTGATAAGCGGGAAAAAAGAGCTAGTGCATGAATAATTTTGGATTCATCATTGACGGCATACCAGTTGCCAAGGGTAGACCTAGGTTTACAAGTGCTGGCGGGTTTGCGAGAACTTATACCCCAGCCAAAACCAAAAATGCTGAAGGGATGATTGAATGGCTTGCTTCTAATGCCATGCGGTCAAACGACAATCCAATGTTGTTGATTGAGCCATTAACAGTTTTCATCGAGTTTAGGATGCCGATCCCTAAATCATTTTCAAAGGCAAAAATATTAAGCTGCCTATGCGGTGAAACTGTTCCCACATTTAGACCCGATGCGGACAATTTGGCTAAAACAGTTTTGGATGCGATGAATAAAACTGTTTATCGGGATGACAGTCAGATTGTCGATTTGATTGTGCGTAAGCGTTATGCTGAAAAACCTTGCACGATTGTTTCGGTAAAAGAATTTAAGAATCAGGGTAATTACTACTTGTGAGGTAATTACTTTTTTTGTAGTATAGAGTTAAGCAGTATTTTTTTAATCAAGGAGAAGCGTATGAAATCATTAGACGAAAGAGTAGTAGAAATATTAAACAAACCCGATAACAATCCAGCCCTTACAAACAACATGGCTTATGCGTTAATCGGTCATGCAAATCTTGAAATTCAAAACACGATTCAAGATTACATAGAGCAAAAAGATTGGGCAAAGCTTGGCTTAAAAATTTATATGTTAAGCGTTGACTATCAGGAATACCTTGCAGAATCAGAAGCATCAGAACAATTTAATCAATCTCTCGGAGAGTAATCATGGAAACTTATAACGAATTAAGAAAAATCAATGTCAACGAACACACCGAAAAGAAAGGTCAGCTAACTTATCTTTCTTGGACTTATTGCGTGGATATTTTATTGCAGAAAGACAATTCTGCTACTTGGGAATTTTTACCACCAATCGAATACAACGAAACCATGATGGTACGAACTCAGGTTACGGCATTTGGTAAAACATTGGGTATGCAGTTGCCTGTAATGGATAACCGAAACAATGCCATTACTAACCCTGATGCAAGAAAAATTTCGGATTCGCAAATGCGGTGCTTGGCAAAAAATATTGCTTGCTTCGGCATTGGGCTTTATATTTTTGCGGGTTCTGATCTTCCCGAAGAAGATGCGCCAAATCTCATGTATGAATCTTTAGAATGGGAGCAATCCATTAAAGAGTGCAAAACAATGGATGAATTAAAAGCGCAATATTCCTATGCGTACAAACATTTGAGCAAAGATAAAAAAGCTCTTAATGTTATTTTAAAAGCCAAAGATAACCGCAAAGCAGAATTGGAACAAACATCATGAGCGATATTATTCAAGGCACACCCGAATGGTTTGAACTTAGACGGGGCAAAGTAACAGCTTCAAGAGTTGCCGACATCATGGCTAAAACTAAAACTGGAGTATCCGCCAGCCGAGGAAATTATTTAATTGAGTTGGCATTGCAACGGGTTACAGGTACAGTCGAGGAATCATTTACTAACTCGGCAATGCAATGGGGTACTGACAATGAACCATACGCAAGAATGGCTTACGAAACTACGCAAGATATTTTTGTGGAGCAAGTACCATTCGTGGATCATCCTTCTATTGCTTGGTTTGGGGCTAGTCCCGATGGCTTGGTTTCTACTGATGGTCTTTGTGAGATCAAATGTCCAAATTCTGCTACCCATTGGGCTACGATAAAGTCGCAAGAAATTCCTTTGAAGTATATGTATCAAATGCAAACTCAAATGGCTTGCGCCCAGCGTGAGTGGTGCGACTTCATAAGCTTTGATCCTCGTATGCCCGAAAGAAGCAAACTGTTTGTAAAGCGGTTGCACAGAAGCAATGACACTATTTCCGATATTGAGGTTGTGGTCAAACAGTTTTTAGAAGAAGTTGAAAAAGAAGTAGAACTCATGAAAGGTCGGCAATGACAAAAAAATACTCAGTTGAAGATAGAAAAAATATTTCTTTGGTAAAACTTGCTCTTGTAAAAGCGGCGAATGTAGATATTAAAAATATTTTTACTGCGTTGAATACTGAAAATGCCAAAATTCACCATACCAAAAGCGGTAGCTATACCAAAAAAGGTTCAGGTCGTAAACATTTACAAGGAAAAAAATCATGAGTGGCGTAAACAAAGTAATCATTTTAGGCAATGTAGGGCGTGACCCTGAAGTAAGAGTTACACAAGATGGCGGTAGCGTTACTAACATTTCTGTTGCGTGTACTGAAAAATACAAAGATAAGCAAGGTGAACCAAAAGAAATTACCGAGTGGATCAATGTTGTGTTTTTTGGCAAGCTTGCGGAAATTGCTGGAAAGTATATAAACAAAGGCTCACAAGTTTATGTCGAAGGTAAATTAAAGACTGATAAATACACAGACAAAACTACGGGGGTTGAGAAGTATTCAACTAAAGTAATTGCAAGCAATATGCAATTATTAGGCGGTAAAGCTAGTGCTGATGGTGCTGGTGGTAGTCCCAAAAATGCTGGTGCTGGTGCTGGCGGTTTTACTGATGATGAAATTCCATTTTAAGGAGTATTAAACATGAAAAAAGCGATTGCAATTTTATTATTAACAGTTTCATTTGCGGTTTCGGCATCTTGTCCAGCTTATGCGCCCTATCGTTGCGTATCAGGTTATAACGGAAAAATGATGTGCGGTTGCGGTGTTTAATTGAATCAATCTGAATTGTCCAAGCACCAATGCTCAGTCCGTTACTTATGTAAGTTAAGGGCTGACTTGGGTTTGGATAAATTTAGAAAATATATCACCGATAGCAAAACGCAGAAAATTTGGAATAAATTAGCCGATGACTTTGTAGACCAATGGCACAAAGGTAATCGGGGTAATCATGGAGATTGGCGATGAAAAGATTTTTTGTTCTTGCTCATGAGTTAGCAAGAAGAAATGCCCAGCAAGCGGTACTAGAAGCCCCTACAGGCTATGTAGTGGAGATCAAGCCCCCCAATAGAAGCCTAGAGCAAAACTCTAAGCTACACGCTTTAATCGGTGATATTGCTGATAAGGTTGTATGGGCAAATAAATTACAGTCCGTAGAAACTTGGAAAAGACTTTTAACTGCGGCTTGGTTACGAGCAAGAGGCGAGCCAATTGAAATGTTGCCTTCGATTGACGGGCATGGGGTTGATATTGTATTTAGACCGACATCAAAATTAACAGTTGAAGAAATGTCGGAGTTTATTGAATATGTTCAATCTTGGGCGGTAGATCAAGGCATTGTAATATGCCAATAATTACATTAGAGCCGACAACAATTGCTTTTGCAAACCTTCTTGCGGTAATGAGAAATGGTGTAGCTAGAAACAACAAAGTAACGGACAAACAAATGGGAAAACAAAATCCCATTGAAATAGACGAAGATGGATTGCTTGGAGAATTTGCGGTAGCAAAATATCTTAATGTATTTCCAGACTTTTCTATTTCACCTAGAAGCGGTGGTGCAGATTTAATAAGAAACAATAAAAAAATTGATGTTAAAGCGACAAGATATAAAAGCGGTAATCTTGTAATACATATTGATAAAAAAGCCGATGAAGTAGATTTATATATTCTTGCGATCATTCAAGAAAATAAATCAGTCGATATAGTTGGTTGGATAGAATCTACCGAAGCAATTCAAGAAATAAATATTGGTGATCTCGGTCATGGTAAAGGGTATGTTATACCGCAGTCAAAATTGAAAAAATTTGGAAAACCCGATAATGTTGCAATGCGTCAACCCACCGATGAAAATGGTGCGGTGCAATAAAAAATCCGATGAAAAAATTGGAAAAATCAAAAATTCGATGAAAAAACAAGAAAAAGAAAATTATGATCGCTTGGCGAGATTTGGCTGTGTCCTCTGTTCCTATATTGGATATGAAGAAACACCAGCAGAGTTGCACCACATTCGAAGGGGAAATATCCCTAGAAAACAAGCACCAGTTATACCCCTCTGTCCAGAACATCATAGAGGAAATTCAGGTATTCACGGACTTGGGCGTAAACAGTTTGAACGCACTTACGGGATCACCGAAGAAAAATTATTGGAACTTGTAAACCCAAGCACTTAGGTATAAACTAAAAACCCAAGCACTTAGGATATGAAAGGTTTGTATGGCAACAGCTAAAAGAAATGATTCAGGAAGCATTAAATACACCAACTTAACAGAAGCCGCAAAACAATTAGGCGGGGCTGGTGGTAAAGCTAATTCCCCATCTAAACAACAAGCAAGTCGTTCTAATGGAAAACTGGGTGGTAGACCAGCTAAAAAATAAGGAAAGATTTATGAGTGATGCCATAAACCAATATGTTTGGACAGCAAGTGGTACAAACATTGAAGAAAGATGGAAACAGTTTGGGTGGGTAAGACCATCTGAACAACCTGAATACAGGGCTAAATGGAAATTTTTTCAAGAATTGCCACTAAGAAATTTAGATGACAAAGCCAAAGAGCAATATGAATTACTTCTTAAAAAATCTAAAGTGGTAAGAATAAAATGAAAGAATATAGAATTAAAGTAACAGTTAGAAACAATCTTCTTTTGTTAGCAATTGAAAAAGCAGGATATAAATCTCAATCTGATTTTGCTAAAGAATTAAATGTTAGTTTAAATCAACTTAATGCTTTAATAGCAATGAGAATTTGTCCAATTACCAATGAAGGAAATTTTACAGATTTAGCAAATCAAATAATGGAAGTATTAGGTGCTTGTCCTACTGATTTATGGTCTACAGAACAATTAAATATGCGTTTAAAAAGAAATTCTACAGAAACAGAAATTTCTAAAATGGAATTACAAAAAGTTTTGGGCATGAATCCAATAGATTTAATTGAATTTAAAAATCCTGATGTAGAACTTTATGAAAAAGAAGAAAAAAATTTAGTTAAAAAAGTGTTAAAAACTTTAACTTTTAATGAGCAATCGGTTATAGGAAAAAGATTTTTTGATGAAAAATCATTAGAAAGTGTAGGAAAAGAATTAAATCTTAGTAAAGAAAGAATTAGACAAATAGGAAGTAAAGCTATTAGAAAATTAAAACATCCTAGTCGTCTTGATTTATTAAAACATTTAATAGAAAGTGATATATGAATATTTCTGAAAACTTAATTAAAGCTAGAAATTTAATTTCTGAACTAGAACAGTTAAATGCAAATCCTGATTTAACAGGTCATAAACAATTATATGATAAAGCTATAGAGTTAGATATTGCTGTTCAACAAATTATTATAAACACAGCAGATTACGCAAAATGAACGCAAATGATAAAAGCTAAAGGAAAGGCACAAGAGAAATGAACTTTATAAACTGGGTATTTGATGGCAGTTTTAAATGGTGGTTACTTGCAGTTGTGATTGTTTACATTATTGCTAGATTTATTTAAGGAAAAATTCTAAATTCAAGAATATCGAATACTTATACTTAGTATATTGTTGTATATCTATCGCCATTGATGCTTTTTAATAACTTGCTCCGATTCGTAA